ATGGACACTCGCCGCTACGTTTGCCTGGCCCTCGACCCGGCTGGTGTCCTTGAGGCGCAGGGCCTCCGTCCCGACCCATGGCAGCGCGACCTCTTGCGGACACCACATCGGCAAATCCTCCTCAACTGCTCGCGCCAGAGCGGCAAGAGCAGCACGGTCGCCGCGCTGGCCACGCACACCGCATTGTTTCGCCCTGGCAGTTTGACATTACTGGTTTCGCCCTCATTGCGTCAGTCGGCCGAACTGTTTCGCAAGGTGCTCGATGGTTACCGGGCGGTGGGCAAGCCGGTCGCATTGCGGGCCGCCTCACAGGCGCGCCTGGAATTGGTGAACGGCTCGCGCGTGGTCTGCCTGCCCGCCCGGGAAGAAACGATCCGCAGCTACGGCAACGTTGCCCTGTTGATCGTGGACGAGGCGGCCCGAGTTCCCGACGACCTGTATCGTTCGGTTCGGCCGATGCTGGCGGTGTCGCGCGGCCGGCTCGTCTGTCTCTCGACTCCGTTCGGTCGGCGCGGTTTCTTCTACCAGGCCTGGGCCGACGATGGGGCCGCCTGGCAGCGGGTCCGCGTCACCTGGCGCGACTGTCCACGAATCACTTCGACTTTCATCGAGGAAGAGCAACGTGCCCTCGGCGATGGCTGGGTCCGTCAAGAATACGAATGCTCGTTTGAGGCACTGGAAGGCCTGGTCTATCCCGACTTCGAACGACAGGTCTCCGCTGACATGGCACCGTCACTCTCACCATCGCTCGGCGGCATCGACTTCGGTTACCGCAATCCATTCGCCGCCCTCTGGGGCAGCACCGATGCCGATGGTGTGCTCTGGTTAATGGGCGAACGATACCAGCGACAACAAACGGTTCACGAACATGCCCGGCACCTACCCCGGCGCGTTACCTGGTATGCCGACCCGGCCGGCGCCGCGGAGATCGCTGCCCTGCGTCAGCTGGGCTACGTGGTCCGCCGTGGGGCCAACGAACTCCGTTCCGGAATCGCGGCCCTTCGGGCGCGGTTGGAGGCGGGCAAGTTGAAGGTATCGCCGGGTTCCTGTCCGCACTTGTTGGCCGAGGCACAGTTATATCGTTATCCGACGCGGCTCGATAGTCGCTATGACGTAGAAACGCCCGTGGACGAACACAACCACGCCCTGGCCGCTCTCCGCTATTTGGTGGCCCGGTTGGACCACGACTTTATTCGGCGTTATCGAAGACAAGCTGATCCAACGATGAACGCGGAAAGCGGAGCGCGGAGTGAAGACGGATAGTCTCCTCCATCTCTCCATCCTTCTTTCCGCATTCCGCGTTCCACGTTCCGCGTTGGAGTGGCTTCCATGCGCTCGCTCCTGGCTACCGCTTTGCACCGTCTGGCCCGATGGCTCCACCCCAAGGCCGTTCCCTACGTCCTTACCGGTGGCCAGTGGAGTGGTACGAGCTACGTCGATGCCTACCAGCGCAATCGACAGCCATCTCCGAATGAGCTGCTCGCCGAGTTGAAAAATACTGCCTGGACTTGCAGCAGTATCAACGCTGCCGTCTGTGCCAACTATCCGCCTCGACTGTATGTCGTCACGCACCCCGGCCAGGCATCGCCCAAGTGTTTGACCAGAGCGCTGAGCCCCGAGGTGGAAAAACGCTTGCGCACTCTCGCTCACTTGCCACCCCGGCTCACCCGGGCCACGCAAATCGAGGAAGTCGTCGATCATCCACTGATCACGCTTCTGTCGCACGCCAATCCGGTGCATAACAATTTCGACCTCTGGGAATTGACGACGCTTTATCAAGAGGTGCATGGATCCGCTTACTGGTATCTGGTCCGCAACAACCTCGGTGTGCCGCAAGAGATCTGGCCGCTGCCGAGTCAAAATGTAACTCCCCGGCGTGAGCCGAACAGTACACACATTGTCGATTTTTATCTGTATCGCACCGGCAGCCAGGAACAACGGTTCGACCCGCAAGACATCATCCATTTTCGCTATCCCGACCCGCGCGACCCTTATATCGGCGGTCTGAGCCCTTTGCGGGCCTGTTACGAACAGGTGGCCCTGTTGGCCGACTATGCCGCGATGAAGAAAGCGATCTACGAAAACAATGCCATCCCGGCCGCCGTCATCAGCCCGGATGAGGTAATTGGTGAAGAGGAGCGCGACCGGTTGGAAACGCAGTGGAACAGCAAGTTTCGCCGCGGCGGTTCGGGCCGGGTGCTGGTCGGCGAGAGCGGGTTGAAAGTCCAGGTACTGTCGCACTCGATGGGCGATCTTGCTGCCCTGGCCGACATGCGGGCCACGAAGGAGGACATTTGCAACGCCTTTCATGTGCCGGTGTCGTTCCTTTCCTCCGAAACCAACCTGGCCAACTTGCAAGCGGCCGAACATCAGCATCAATCGAAGGCGATCGGTCCCCGGCTGCAACGCCGCGATGAAAAACTCAACGAGCAGCTGGTGCCCTTGTTCGACCCCACCGGCCGATTGTTCCTGGCCAGTGAGGATCCGGTGCCCGGCAATCGGGACTATCTGCTCCGCCAGCAGGAAAGCGATCTCAAGCTCGGCGTGGTGACCATCAACGAAGTGCGCAAGGGGCGCGGCTTGCCCCCGGTGGCCTGGGGAGACACTCCCTGGCTGCCGCGTGGTTGGGGCCAGGTGGGCCGCGGTTAAGAAACTCCCATTTCACTTACCACCATTCTCCCATGACATCTCTCAATCAGTATTATGGGCCCGCTCACGGCCCGCTCGGTTTTCCGATGCCAGACCAGGCAGCGTTCGCGCTCGATGCAACACTCCGTAAACTTCCGAAAGCGCCCGAGTTTGCTTATCGAAAGTTCGTCAACGACCGGGTGCCCACTGAATTGTTAGCCGGTGAGCGGGCCGACGTGAGTTGGATCACCAGCGAAGAACCGGACCGCGCCGGCGAAGTGGTTTTGGCCCGCGGCATGGACGATCGCCAGTTTAACCTCAACCCGATTGTGACACTTAATCACGCGTATCACATGCCGCCGGTGGGACAAAGCCTGTGGCGCCTTCCCTCATTAGATAATGGCCGGCGCGGTATCAAGGCCAAGACTAACTATCCGCCACGGCCGACCGACTGGACCGATGGCGCCTGGCCGCCCGATGCGGCCTTTTCCCTGGTGCAGGCGGGCCTGCTTCGGGGCAAGAGCATCGGTTTTCTGCCTACCAAGGTGCATTTTCCCACGGCCAACGAACGCGAGAGATTGGGCTGGAGCGATGTGCAATTGGTGATCGATGAGTGGTTGCTGGTCGAATACGCCTGCTGCTTCTTGCCGTGCCAACAGAATGCCGTCGTCGAGGCGGTTTCCAAGTCGCTGCCCGTGCCCGACGACTTTCTCCGTGCTGCCGGCATCGATCCGACACTGCTCCGGCCCCCTGCGGAGACGGCGCCGCCGCCCGGCTTCACCTTCACTCCCCTGGAGGAAGTGGAGAAGGCGTTGTGTCGCGCTCTCCATCACACCAATTTCACCGATCTCGCTTTGAACATTCTGTTAGCGCAACTCGATCGCGCCTGTGGCCGAGTTTAAATCACTCCCATTTAGTCCATCACTCCTGCGGAGGTGTTATGTTCGTCCAACTGCGCAAAGAGTTCCTCGGCAACCCGCCCGGCAAGCGGATCGACGTGACCGAGGAACATGGCCAGCTACTCGTCCAGCGCGGCATCGCGGATCCGTTGACCGAAGACCCGGTCGCTCCTCTCGTCAACCGTACCGTCGAGCAAATGACCGCGCGCATGTCGGAGGGCGTCAACGCCGCCCTGAAGCAATTTGCCGCCAGCCGGGACCGCAATGCCCCGGCCTTGTTCGGCGGCGATGTTCCCGCGAACCCTCGAAAGAGCTTCGGCGACTGGCTCCTGCACGTCGCCCGCAATGATGAACCGTACCTGGAGAAGGTTTACCAAACGATCCGCACCAAGGCCGCCCTGGCGGAAGGCAGCGGCACGACCGGCGGCTATGTCGTTCCTCCGGAGTTCTATCAGGGATTGATGCAGGTCGTCGCGGAGCAAACCTTTTTCCGCAAACGCGCCTTCGTGCAACCGATGGCCGGCGCCACCTTGATGTTTCCCTATCTGGACATCACCACCGTCCAGGCGTCCGGTGTGTCGCCGTTCTTTGGCGGCGTGCAGATGTACTGGACCGAGGAAGCCCAGACGCGCACCGAGACCGAGCCGCAGTTCAAGATGATGGAACTGAAGGCGCATGAGTTGTCCGGCTACGCGGTGAGTTCCAATGTGTTGCTTCAGGACGCAGGCTTCGGCCTGGAAAAGTTCCTGATGACGCTCTTCGGCCAGGCGGTCGGTTGGTTCGAGGAATACGCATTTCTCCAGGGCAACGGCGTCGGCAAACCGCTCGGTATTCTCAACGCTCCGGCGACCATCAGCGTGACGCGCAACACCGGCGGCACCGTCAAATTTGTGGATGTCGCCGCGATGCTCTCCAGGCTGTTGCCTTCGTCGCAGCGTCGCGCGATCTGGGTCGTTCATCCGTATGTGATCGCTCAACTGGTGCAGTTGGCCGACTCGAGCGGGCGCATCATCTGGGTGCCCAACAATGGCGGCCTCCAGGAAGCCGTGCCGGGTACGCTGTTCGGGCTCCCCGTCGTCACCTCGGAGAAGGTCTCGACTCTGGGCACGCGCGGCGATGTTCTCCTGATTGACCCCCAACTCTATGTGATTGGCGATCGGATGCAGATTGAGATCGCTGCAAGTGAACATGTCAACTTCCTCAAGAACCAGATGACCTGGCGCGTGGTGGAGCGCGTTGACGGTCAACCGTGGTTGGAGAAGCCGATCACTCTCCAGGACGCCAGCAGCACTGTGAGCCCGTTTGTGGCCCTGTCGTAACCAACCACTTACTCACCAATTCGCAAGAGGACCTCATGTATACGGAACAGATGACCCAGGCACTCTCGTTTGCCGGCAACCCCGTGTTTCCTCAGAGCGGTGCGCCCGGCACGTTCGACACCGGCAGCATCGATATGGAGAAGTTCCGGCGTGCGATGTTCACCGTGATCGGTGGCGTACTCGGGGCTTCGGCAACGCTGGATTTCAAACTTCAGGTCTCGCCGGACAATTCGACGTTCACAGACCTGTCGGTCGCGAACCCGGCTGCTCTCAACTATGCCATTACCCAGATCACGGCGAATAACAAGATCGCGACCCTGGAAATCCGGGCAGGACAGATGCCGGGGGCGTATCGCTATGTTCGTGCCCGCTGCACGGTCGGTGTGGCCGCATCGCAAATCTGCACGTTCGCCCTCGGCGGCGAGGCGGTGGACAAACCAGGAAGCCTGGTGAGCGACGTCCTTGCAGTGATTCAACGCCAGGTCGTCGCCTGAGCATGTGTGGCCAGTGGTGAGTGACCAGTGGCCAGGTAAAGCACCCGATTTTCCATCCCTGAGCACTCACCACCCCACGACTTCCCATGGCCGCCAACGATCTGATCACCAATGCTCGTGCCGTGGTTAATCTGCCGAACTCGACCAGTTCGGACACCAGCACGATCAATACGCTCATTACCGCCGCGAGTCGGGCCATCGAGAAGTACTGTCGGCGCGACTTCGTGCAGACTACTTACGATGAGTTGTACAACGGCACGGGAGATCGCCGGCTCGTTCTGCGACAGTATCCGCTATTGAGTGTCCAATCGGTCCGCTATCGCCCGGTGACCGGCCTGAAAATTATCAACAACCTCGCCAACACGCCGCAAGCACGCGTCACCGTGACCAGCACCGGCCTGTCGCTGGTCACGGTGACTTCTGGAGTAGCAACGACCCAGACCGTCACCTTCGCGGGGAACGCATCGCTGGCCAATTTGCAGGCGGCGGTCAACGCTCTCGGAACCGGTTGGTCGGCCCAGAGTGAAGGTTATGACGCCTGGCCGTCGGCCGATCTCTATTGCCCCAATGGCATTGCCGGTTCCGCGGGGCCGCAAGCGAGTACACAGGGAGCCCTCACGGCCGCCGGCCAGTTCGCGGAGCTGAAACTGCACACCTATGAACTGGCAGGATACCAGCTCGACCCGCGGCGCGGCTGGTTGCTGCGAGCCATTCCGTACACCGACCCGGAACTGCTACACCCCGAGGACTTGATCTGGCCGGTGGGTATTAATAACTTCCGCGTGCAGTACACCGCCGGTTATGCCACCGTGCCGGAAGATGTGCAGGAGGCGTGTGCCGAACTGGTGGCCTCCTGGTTTCAGCAGCGCGGCCGCGACCTCTCGCTGGAGAGTGAGGACACGGCCAGCACCTATCGCTATCGCGCCATTGATTTCGATCAGCTGCCAAAACGGATTGAGGCCTTGCTCAAGCCTTACCGCCAACATCGTGTCTTTGACACGATGAGTTAATTCCTGGTCATGTCATGGCGCTGATTCTCCCCATCAATACGACCGCGGACGTCTACCGCGGCTTTACAGCGACGGCCCCCTATCCGGACGGAAGTGTTCCGCCCGCGGTTTCCGGAATCGGTGGCCACCTGAAACATCATGTTCGCCATGGCCGGTTTGGCAGCGCCCTGGACCTTCACTGGACTCATGCGTTTTACCTTCCTCTCAATACGGATGTTCGCTGCGGCTACAACTCGCAGCTCAATGCCTGGGCCCCGGCCAACGCCGACACGCTGGTGGTGGCCGACTATCCGATACCGGGTTGGTGTACGGCCTTTCTCGTGGTGCTGGTTCAAAAAGCGAAGCGGAACACCCCTCATGAATGCATCGTCGCCTACCTCGATCGGATGCAACCCGTCCAGGGGAGTTGCATTCAGGTGCCGGCGGGTGTCGCCGTCGCTTGTTGCCCGAGCGTCACCATTCCGTTCACATTGCACGCCACCGTCGGGACTTGCGATTCCAGTTGTTACACGCCGCAAACTGTCACTCTCACTTATGACCCAGTCAACCTGTGGTGGGCCGGCTCGGTATCGTTCTTCAACGCCTGTCGATCGTATACCGAAACGGTCACGCTTCAACTGTTGTGCTTGTTCAGCGTTCCCCGGTCGGTATACGAGTTTGTCCTCGTCTATACGTGTACGCTGCCACCTACGGGCCAATCGTCCACCAGCTGGGAATGGCAATTCCCACCCATTTCCTCCTGTAGTCCCTTGTATTTGAGTTTTCTGATTCAGAGTGCTTCAGCCAACTGCTGCAAAGCGTTCGATGTTTCCACGTACACCATCGTTATTACCGAATAAGGCTGCGGGGACCATGCCTCGACCGTGCCTGTGTGACAAGGTGGCAACGTGCCGACTGTGTTACCTCTACTACCACCACAAGGACTATCGCCGCCTGTGGGACCGTACTGGGCCTACAACCGAACAAACCGCTTCCCACGATCGAGCCTGTGAATACCTCGGTGAAGATACCGGAGAACGTCAGCGCTGTGCCACCTGTCGCGGTCATGTTTCCCTCAAAGTTTATGCCTGTCGCCATCCAAACCATGCCGATCAGCCGACGACCACCCGGCAAGGCTGCCTTCGCTGTGCGGACTATGCTCCGACGAGGGAAGAACCATGAGCCTGCCGATGCCGCCGAATGTGAGCGTCGACGTCTACCGCACTGCCAATCCATCGAGCCCGTATCCAAGCGGCAGCCCGGCAGTCTCCGGCGTCAAGGGCTACCTCAAGCCGGCCGTCACCGATGGTCGATTTGGGACCGCCCAGTATTTGAAATGGACCCACATTCTCTATGTCCCACCCGGGACCGATGTGCGTGATGCTTACAACAGCCAGCTTGATCCATCGCGCACCAATGGAAATGCCGACACCATCATCCTCGATGATAGCACCATTTCCGGCCGAATGACCGCTTACTACGTGGTCTATGTCGAAGTGGTCGCGCGCAGTACGGCCCAGCAATATCTTCGCGTCTATCTCGATCGCTTTGCGCCCAATGCCTGGCCGACCGATTCCGTCTGAACCCAAACCTTGGATCGCTCCATGTCTACGATTCATCCTCCCCTTTCGCTGGTGGGCCGCTGGTTCATGGGCATTATTGGTTCGCTGATGGCCGGCCTTGCCCTGGCAACCGTGCTCGGCGGCGTTTCATGGCTCACCTCGATGTATACGCTCACGCAACATCACGGTGAAAAGATCGCAGTCCTGGAAAGTCAACTCAGCGATCAACGACGCCAGCTCGATCGGATCGATCAGAAGATCGATCAACTGCTCCGGCGCGACCACTCCAATCTTCACGACGATCGTTAGGAGGTTTTCATGGCACCGAAAGTGATTACCTGGCTCTGGGCGGCGGCCGCGGCCGTGCTCACTCTGTCCGCGGGCTTCGTTCTCGTGGTCTGGCAACGACCGACCGCGCCATCGTTGGTCCTTCCCCCAGAGGTTCATGGGAAGGCGGGCCGGCCGGTGGCCCTGCGAGCCACCAGCACCGGTTCGGTGGTCCGCTGGCATTGCTGCGGAGACGCGGATCTCTATGCGATTGATTCTCACAATGTCCTGCTCTGGGGACCGGCGCCGGGGCGTTATCGAGTCATGGCCTGGACGGCGGCTCATGATGTTCCCAGCGATCCGGCCTTCTGCGATCTGGTAATTGACGGCCCCGCCCCTGGCCCAACACCACCGCCACCGGGCCCGACACCCGCGCCCGGCGGCAAACTCCATGTGACCGTGTTCATGGATGTCGCTCACCAAACGCCGGCGGTGGCTTCACTCATTGAATCGCCCACACTGCGCAAAGCCATCACCGATGCCGGACATCAATTTCGAGTATTCGATATGGCCTCCGGTGTGAGTGGGCCATTTGGTCCCTTCATTACCAAAGCGGGTGGTGCTCCGGCCCTGGTCATCCAGACCGCGGATGGGAAGGTGCAATCGGCGGTGGAGCTACCGGGCGATGAGGCGAGCATCCTGGCCGAGGTTCACAAGATTTCACCGTGAATGGGTTCATCTGGTTGGAGGTTTTCATGTCGCTCTCTCTTGGCATTCACACCAATGGCCTTCCTTATGTCGAGCAAGGCGGCCATCGGCGCATCCTGGCGTGCCTCGCGCCGACCCGATCCTATGCATTTCCGCGCTTTGCAAGTCCCATTTTGCCGCGTGATCAGTGGAAGGAGTGTTCGCTCCGGTCGCTCGGCGCGAAAATTCTGGACCAAAATGGCCATGGCAGCTGCGTTGGCCATGGTAGCTGTAGCGCCTTCACTTATGCCTGGCGGTATCGCAATGCAAGCCCCCATGATTTTTCGGCCTGCTTCCTTTATGGCAATATCAATGGCGGCAGCGATAACGGGGCCGTCGTTGGAGATGCATTGGAGTCACTCCAGTCTACTGGTATTTGCCTCGAATCGGAGGTGCCGGAAAACGATATTTTCAGCCGCGATTTCCCTCGTTCCTCCTATGACACGGCCAAGCGATTCAAGATCGAGCAGGCATATCACATCGAAACCTTTGATGAGATTGCGACCGCAGTCCAACTCGGTTTTGCGGTGTCGATTGGTGTCGAGATTGGCCAGGCGTTCGAGCCGGATGGTCAGGGGGTGCTGCCGGAGTTGAGCGGCGGTGGCGGCGGCCATTGCATGTGTGTCCTGGGCCTCAAGTCGATCAATGGCCGCTGGTATCTCGAAGTGCAGAACTCCTGGGGAGCGTCGTGGGGTGCCGGTGGGTTCTGTTGGATGCCGGAGAGTTACTTCCGCGGGCAGACCGATCACTGGGCCGTCCAGGCGTGTGCCGAGGATCCGCAGGAACCGGTGGAACCTCCTGCGCCGATGTAGTGATCGACGGCTCTTACTAGCGCTTCTGCGAAGCGTCGCTAAACGGGGTGTTATGAATCACACTTTTCAAAGGAGGGTTCCATGTTAACTCGCGATCATCTCACTGCGGCCGGTATCTCCGAAGCGATCCTCGAACGAGCCGAAGCGATCGGCCTCACCATTGCCGACGTGCTCAGCTTGATCGTCAAGTATGGGCCGGTCGCTCTCCAGATCCTCCAGGAGGTCACCAATCTTCTCCAGGGAAAAACTCCCTGATCTCGTCGATGGCTTAACTCGATTCTCTCGATTGGAGGTTCTCATGCGTTCGCTCGCGCTGATCGGTCTGCTCTTTTCATGTACCATCGCGGTCGCTCAGGATGCGCCTCCCGCGCCGTGGTCGAATGTGGTCACCGTGGCGGTCGCCGACGTGCGCAGTCCGGTGCCGTCCAGTCCTTATAACGCTGCTTATGATCGTGCCCTGGCCGGGCGCCGTCATCTCATTGTTTGGGTCGGCGTTTCCTGCGTTGCGTGTGAACACAAGCTGGCCACTTGCGATCATTGCCATGTTGCCACCTGGCGTGGAGATGGGACACAGCGCGTGGTCGTGGGGCGCTATGAGGACGGTCAACTCTGGCTCGCGGCTGAACTACGCGGGTTGCCCTCCGTGGGTGAAATTGTTCACGCTCTCTATCCCAGTGTCGCCCAGGCCAGTGGGTGCAACTGTGCTGGCTGCGATTGCGGCGGGGCCGGCGCTTGCTCCGGATGTTCCAGCGGCGGGTGCGTCGGCTGTCCCGGTTGTGGGACCGCGGCTGCGGTAGGCGGTGGCGGCTCGGGTGGGCGATGTCGGGGCGGACGATGTCGCTGAAGTGTGACACTTTCCCCCGACTCCCAGGAGTCGGGGGAATGTCTGCTCTCTTTTCTTGAGTAATGATTATGCGAAAACCAGTTCGTAATCGGATTGTCGATCATGTCCAGGTTCGGGCCGGAGACTTGATCGCTCATCCGTATAACTTTCGCCGGCATCCTCCTCAGCAGCACGACGCTCTCGCTGCTTCCTATGCCGAAGTTGGCTTCGCCCGCAGCCTCCTGGGCTTTCGTCGGCCCGATGGTCGGATCCAGCTGATCGATGGTCATTTGCGCCGCGATCTCGATCCGGAAATGGAAGTGACTGTCGAATTGCTCGATGTGAACGATGAGGAAGCGCGCAAACTCCTGCTCACCATTGACCCGCTGGCTGGCCTGGCCGATGCCGATCAGGAGATGTTGGCCGAGCTGACACGCATCACGGAAGCTGACTCCGAAGTGCTCGATGCGTTCTGGAAATCACTCGTCGATACGCCCCACGAAGGAAATGAGGCTCCCGGTGAAATGGGAGAATCGCCCGCGCAATTTTTAGTGCTCATTACTTGTCGCGATGAAGCGCACCAAGTGGAACTATTAGCGCGCTTTGAAAGTGAAGGATTGGAGAGTCGTGCGCTTCTCGGTTAACGCTTCTGCAAACATCACTAAACGGACACCATCATGCATATCGTCTTGGAAACGCCGATTGTCGAGAGCCCGCGCGTCAAACAAGTACGCGGGCTATTTGACCTGCAACCGACCGCCACCTCGCGCGCCGAGTGGGATGTGGGCCTCCCGTTGGAGGAACGGCCGTGGAATATCGGCCTGATCGTGGGGCCATCCGGCTGCGGCAAATCGACCGTGGCTCGCCACCTGTTTGCAACGGAGCTGGCCCGCGCCGATGCGCTGGCCGCCTGGCCGGGCGATCGCTCCGTGCTCGACGCCTTCCCGAGCGACTTGCCGATCCAGGAGGTCGTTGCCCTGCTGTCGGCCGTCGGCTTTTCCAGCCCGCCTGCGTGGTTGCGGCCTTACTTTGCTTTGTCCACGGGCCAGCAGTTCCGCGTCGGGTTGGCTCGATTGCTGGCCGCGATGCCGGAGCGAGCGGTCATGGATGAATTTACCAGCGTCGTCGATCGCACGGTGGCGCAAATCGGTAGCGCCGCCCTGGCCCGAACGGTGCGCCGACGCGGCGGACAGTTTGTCGCCGTCACGTGTCATGAAGACGTCGAGGAATGGCTGCAACCGGACTGGGTGTATCGACCGGCCGAGGATGCGTTTACCTGGAGGTCGCTTCGACGACGGCCGGCCATCGAACTCACGGTGCGCCGCTGTCGGCCGGGGGCCTGGCAGTTGTTTCGCCCGCATCACTATCTGAGTGCTGAACTGAATCACTCGGCCGCCTGTTTCTTGGCCAGCTGGCGCGATCGACCGGTGGCCTTTTCCGCCTGGCTGCCGGCCCTCACTCGCCGCGGCGGCCGGCGTGAACACCGCACGGTGACGCTTCCCGATTTTCAGGGCGTCGGCATCGGCATGACCCTGTCGGATTTTTGCGCTTCGCTGTGGAAGGCGCTCGGGCAGCGCGTCACCTCGACGACGACGCACCCGGCCTTCAAGGCGGCCCGGTTGCGCTCACCGCGCTGGCGCATGGTCCGCCCGCCGTCGCTGGCAGGCGGCCGGGAGCGCTCGGGAGTTCGCCACGCCACCACGCGGCTCACCGCAGGGTTCGAGTACATCGGCCCGGCAGGGGACCACGATCTTGCCCGAAAGTTGCTAACGAGCGGTCAGCAATCAGCAATCGGCGGTCGGCCAATTCAAAGGCGGCGAGGCCCGCATTCTGGCTGA